TGCAATTGAAAATCCTTTTGTAGCAAAACTACTAGTGTCAGTTGCTTGAATAGGTAACCACGTACCTACTGGCGCTCCTGTACCTGATGGTGCTACTGAACAATATTTAACTGCGTTATCTGTTGTGTTATAATACAAGTCACCTACGGTTACTGTTTTACCAGCTGCTTCATGTGCATTTTCTGCCGCCGCATCTGTAGCATAGTTACCGTAATACTTTTCATCAAAGTTAGCCACTGAGCTAGCCGCTTGATCTGCCCAATAAGCCGCTGAATATTTAGCTGTCCCACCTGAACCTGTAACAGGAGTAGACATAACAAAGTTACCACCACCCAAAGCCCATTGTTTTGATGAACCAGATGTGTTACCTGCTTGTATACCTACTGCATATTCTTTAGCTGAGTACTCAGTGTTATCTGCTGTAGAAGATGTCTCAGTTGCCCAGTCTTTAGCATTACCAGCACCTGAGGCTTGGCTTACGCCTGTACCGCCTGTTGCCCATGCTTTAGATGAATAACCTTCACCTGTAACCGCTTCTCCATTAATCTTTTGCGCCCATGCTTCTGCTTCATCTTCAGAACCTTGTGCATCTGTAGCTGAACTTGCAGCCGCTGTAGCCGAGTTACCAGCATTTGTAGCTTGAGTGCTTGCTGTTGAAGCACTAGTTGCCGCATTGTTAGCCTGAGTAGTTGCTGTTGATGCACTCCCCGCACTAGCTGTTGCTGAGTTAGCTGAAGCCGTAGCACTATTAGCACTATTCGTTGCCGAAGTAGCCGCATTAGTTTCAGAAGTAGCTGCAGCTGTGGCTGAGTTAGCTGAAGCTGTTGCGCTACTAGCACTAGCAGTTGCACTATTAGCACTTGCAGTGGCTGAAGTTGTTGCACTGTTAGCAGAACCAGTTGCTGATGTAGCACTTGATGCCGCTGAAGTTGCAGAGTTAGCCGCTGCAGTTTGTGAAGCCGCTGCGTTTGTAGCTGAAGTACTTGCTTCTGCCGCTTTAGTTGTTGCCGTTGCTGCATCAGCCGCTGTGGTTGAAGCAGAGTTTGCCGCCGCTGTAGCAGAGTTTGCACTAGCGGTAGCTGAAGTTGCACTTGCTGTAGCACTAGTTGCTGCGTTAGTTGCTGATGTTGCTGCGTTAGTTGCACTAGTAGCTGCTGCTGTTTCAGAAGCTTTAGCATTAGTTGCTGCGGTTTCTGCGGCTGCTACATCTGCACCTACAATATCAGGGATACCATCAATAAGCGTATCAGTAAACAAACCACCACTAGCGGCATTGTCTGTAGCCCCTGTAAAGGAGCCAGGTCTTGCTGGTGTAGTCATTATATTAACCCTCGCCCATTAAAGTTTACTTGTAGGTTTCCACCTGAAGCGTTTCGTTTTGCATCCTCATCATTTACTTCTGCAATTTCTGCTAGAAATGCTTGATTATATTTTGCTGCTTGTTGATCATCTTGAACATATGCAAACACCTCTGCTAATGCTCCAAACAAAAGTATTCTTTGGTTTTCATCACGTAGCCAGTTAGGTGTTGAGGTTCCAATATAATAAGTAGCAGTTACTGTACCACCTGCATCTGCTGCTTGTGCATCTGATTGTGTAGCGTAAGCTGTTGTTCCAGTATTGCTATTAAAATATAATTGTTTAGAATTAGTAACACCAGAACCTGCCCCTGTTGTGGTAAGAAATCCTGCGTTATAATTAAGAACTGTTACAGAATACACAGCGTTAAGCGCTGGCAGTCTTCGATAATAATATAGTTCTATTGTATTTGCTTGAGAACCAGTAGAGCCATTACCAAACCCTGGACTTAAATACACAACATTTTGTTGTCGTGCCCAGTAATTAAGATTACTATACTTTTCACTCAGCGTGTCATTAAATGTACGAATATCTAGCTTTTCATTAAATACACGTGTAGTCAAACCTGATGAGTCTACTTCTCTAATTTGAATAAACTCTACAAGATCATAAGGTAATTGTATTTCTGTAATACTACCTTGTAAACTATTAGATGCTGTCGTTCCAGCTTCTAACAAGGTTTTCTCATATATAGCAACATTCTCTAGTGGTGGAACCCGCAAGGTCCTATACGCTTTATCTGCAGCATACTTAAGAGCATCTTGAATAATAGAATCACTTACTACTTCTTCATCTCTATTACACCATGTACGAACAAGTGCCACTAGCTGAGTATAAGTCAATGCCATGTGGGCCTCCTGATTAAGTGTTGACTACAAGATCACGGTACTCACTCAATAGAATAGTTTTAAGCCTTTTAAGATTATTAGGGTCTTGCATAAACGATGGGTCATGCAGATCTAAATGGTGGTCTTGCAAGATTTTAATTGCCACAATATCAGGAATTGTAGCCATCTTACGATAGCCTCCTTTAGTGTGACCAAAATGTTCTTGCCTGTCACGGTCTTCTTTTGCTTGTTCTTTATATTGTGTAATATCTTGAGTTGCTTGCCAATCTCCTGATTCCAGGTCAAAGCCAGCTTGAATACCTTTATTTGCTTCCACAGTTGCACTACGGAATTTAAAGTCAGTTTCCTTAGACATGTCCTCTTGTCTCCTTATGGTGTTTGAGTATACGGTGCAAAGCGTCCTGCTTTAATGTATCCTAGTCGTGCCCCTGTAGAGCCTACAGCTGTTGGCGCATTCCCCACCGCTACTGTCACAGCGTTAGGGTCAAAGTGTGTAATTTTATTTGTTGCTTCATCAACACGATATGTGCATCTGTCAGCTGGGTAAGTATTCCCATTAGCAAGTCTAATAACTAGCATTTACTTATCTCCCTTTAGATTATTTAGGTTTCATTGGGTTATTCATAGCAGGTTTACAACCTTGAACAGGACCACCTTTACCATAATAGCTTGCTACATTACCACCCATTGCTTTATATTCAATATCCTTTCCGGTTTTAGCAGCATACTTTTTAGCAGCTTCCATTCCGTACTTATTATATTTAAATTCTTTATCACCAACTTTTGGCATAATTACCTCCTAAAAAGAAAGGGGAAGCCATAAAGACCTCCCCTAACAATTAGCCTAGTTAAGGCCGTAGACAGCACCACAACCAAGTGGGTTACGTACTTCAAGAGTACACTCTTCGACCATCATACCTTTGGTCGAGTCGCCTTGCTGGCCCACATCTACTTCCTGCATAGGACGCAGAGTTGCCACGGCAAACCACATTGGATCATAGATCAATGCTGCAAAGTCAGCAACGTCAGGAATACCTGCGCCTGAGAATGCAGTACCGTTATCGCCTTTCAGTGCAACAGAGTTTGACAGACCCATGATGTAGTTAGGAACTACCATAAGATCGCCAAAGTCTGACATGTATACGTCAACAGACTGACGGAGCTTTCCACCAGCGTCAATGTTACGAACAACGCCAGTGTCTGAAACCATTAGGTCTGAGAAGTCACGGCGCAGTTTTGGTGAAAGCATAACCTTAGTAGCCTTACCACCTTGCTCATAGATCTTCTGCATAACAGCATCAATATCTGTCAGTGCAAGAGTTCCACGTGCTGGTGCAGTAGTACCACCGTTGATTGAGCCACGCACAGTGTCTGTGCCTTGTGCGTCTGTACCAGCATTAGAGGAAGAAGCCGAAGGGGCTTCAAACTCACCTACATAGTTACAAGTAGATGCTGAGTTAATAAATGATTGAAATCCACCAGCTGCACGTGCGTTAGCGTTTTGAACACCAGTAGCATTTGATACATTATAAGAATGGATCATATCAAATTCTACATCACGGCGCAGTTCAGTTCCGCGCTTCTTAAGCTGATATGCGTATTCGTCTGCAACACCAGCTTGATCAACCGCACGGCGTGTGCCGGATACAGCAATTGTCTTACCGTTGATCTGAGTATAGTTACCCAACCGTGTACGATTAGGACCAGATACAGCAAATTTAGCACCAGTTGCAGGTGTTGCACCTGTGCCACCAGAACCGTCAGCAGTTGGTGCGATAAAGTCTGTACCTTCACCAATGCGTGAATTGCCTGGAGCTTCCAGCTGGTCTGTCTGCCATTCATGGTAGATTGCTGTTGCTTTAGATTTGCCAATAGATGACATAAAAGGAGTTTCATCACGAGTAATCATCGTGATAAAGTTTGCTAGATCTTCCCGCTGGGAAACATCCTTGCCAGTACCACGGGCTGGGCCTTGTGGACCACCAGTACCGCGTACACCAAGATTATTAGCCATTTTAAATATACCTCCGAGGTATTAAAGATTTAAAGAGCGTTCAGCAAGTCCTCTTAGAAATTCCATTTGATCTTCACTTGAAGAGTTAGGATCCATTGCTCGTGCCTTAACTGCTGAAGCTGCATCTTGCTTTTTGCGAGTTGTAGTTTTAGCTTTCTTAAGCGGAGCTTTTTTGGCAGGTGTGTTCTTTCTTTTAACAGTACCTTTAGTAATGTTTTGTTTTAGTCTACGATAATCATCAACAAACTTTACAATAATAGGGTCTGCAATTGAGTCTAGTACTTCTGGTGAAATACCTTCTTCAATAGCAAACTCACGAATTGCAACAGCTGTATCTTCATTAAAATCAGGAATCATACTAGGAATGGTTTCGTTAAAGTATTGGAGTTGTTCATTCCATTCTTTTTCATTCTGTTGATGTTCTGATTTTTGAAGATTTTCTACTAGTTCTTCACGTTGATTACGTGCAGACCAATAGTTTTTTTGAGCTTGTTCTCGTTTGTCTTTTAGTTCGTTAACTTCATAAGTATCACCATCTCTACGAGCTTTATCAATTTGAGCTTCGATATCATGATACTCTTTAGAAAGAGCCTGTTCATTAGAGTACAGTATAGCAGCAGATGCCTTAGATAGGTTTTGAATTTCTCCAACCTTTTCTTGGTATTCTTCTTCTAACTGTTTTCTTGCGTCACCAAGTTCACGACCCTTCTTAGACAGATGTTGTTCAGTAGAGTAACCTTTAATAAGATCACCAAAAGAAACTTCAGTATGTTCGCCATCAATTTTGACTACAACCTTAGCCTCCAAGTCCAAGTCATCGGTTGCAAATACATCAGGTTCATCGGTAGCGGATTTTTCATCAGCATCTTCATCTTCTGTATCTACTTCTTCAATCTCGTCTTCTTCTTCTTCATCTTCGTTATCGGCTTCTTCTGATGACTCTGGGTCTTCTTCATCAGTTTCTTCCGTGTCTAACTCAGGTACTTGCTCATCGGGTAGAGTATCTACGAACTCAGAGTTCGCTATGATGTCAGCCAGCAAAGCCTCTTCAGTTTGACTATTAACCTCTGCTGTAGGTTCATCCAATTGGGTAGAGTCTACGGGTGCTTCGGTATCGTTATCCATTTGCTACCTCCTTTTTGGGAGTTGCTTTTTTAGAATTCTGTATTTTAGTATAACGTTCAACAAGGTTGTGAAGGTTTACTAGCTTATCTGCATTAAGCTTAGCCTTACCAGCACTACGCATCGAATCGTATTCTAAAGTGTTAATCATTTCATTATAGTTTGCAATAAGAGCATCAATATCAATTGGTCTCACTGTTGTCCTCCTGTAGGTGCGGAATATTCTTTCCGTACATCTCAAAGTTCATCATTTTCTCCTTAACACTTCCTAGTGCCATAGCAGAACTGTAGAGAAACTCACGAGATTTGGTTTCATGTGGCTCCGTCTTGAGCCACTCAAGGAAAAAGTCAATTAAGACTTCACCGTATACTTCATCAAAGAATTCATCCCGTTCTCTTGCTGCAAAGTGCCCTTTAACGTGGGCTTGCCTGGCTAGTTCTTCGGGATGAATTTTATGACTTCCATATGACTTTTCGTTTCCCAGCTTCTTCTCAGCTGTCTTACGATACTTATCCATTATCTTAAGTTACAAGTGTGTTGTAAATAATTTCGCCTGATTGTGCAGCAGTCCCATGTGAAGTACTCACACTGACCAATGTTTGTGCACCATTGTTAAGGCCTGTCACAATTTTATAATCTTTGGCAGCGACTGTCTGATTAGACAAAACTGTCGAACCCGCTGTTGCTACATCAAAGGTTACGGTTGCATCACTATCGTTTGTTACCATAATAATACCGCCGCCAGACCCACCAGCTGTAGTTACAGTGCCCGATTGGGCAGCGCCTACGCCAGCGGCTGAAAGTGTTACTGTTGCCATTTTATATCATCTCCTGGGGTCCTTGTGGTCCCATCTCTGGTTGTGGCTGTGGTTGAGGTGGGCTTAGGATTTGCCGCGCTAACATAATAATCTGGTCATACCCAGGATGTTCTGATAGCTCTGCACCTTCTTTGGTTGCTTTAATTTGAAGATCTGCCCATTCTTGGAAGTGCTTATCAATAGACACAGCAAGTTGCTTAGCGTTATCATCCATAGTGTTCTTAGTTTGAGCACCAGTATAAACAACGTTTGCTTCAGCTAGCGCAGCATCTGCTTCAACTTTACGCTGAGCAAGATTACGATCTGCTTGTGCAGATTGTTGTTGTGCTTGTATAGCTTGTGCAGCTTTTTCCTTAAAGTCTTCTGTATTGTAATCTTCTAAAAAGTCATTACTATCAACATCCATTGCTTCTATAATTTTAGTTGCAAGAATAGCTGGAGCTTCTGGCTTAATAATCATACCAGCCCCTTGTTGATTAAGAGCAGGTAGGATTTCACCAGCAATACGACCATACTTTCCAATTAAAGAAGAATTAGAGTTTTCACCAATATCAAGTAAAACTTCTAAATCCATACTTGATGGAAGAGATTGCATATCAATAGACTTAAATGCACCAGCAATATTATAATTAACATTACCTTTCATATTACTACGCATTGTAGAATAAATACCAGACAACAAGCGTTTAAATCCTGTTTCAGCAAACCTACGAGCAATGTGTTGAATACGTTTTTGTGCAGCTGATTGAACAGCAGATAATTTCTGCTCTGAGTTACCTGATACATAAAGTGTATCATTAAGACCCTGAGCAGCCTTTGACATACCTGTAGCTTGTTCCTTAATAAGCTGCAAGTGCTCTAGAAGAGGCACAGTTCCTGTAGAAATAGTTTCAGGCGGTAGCTGTTGAACAGCACCCACTGGGCTTCCATTAGTTGGTATAATTTGTTTAGGCTTCATGTTTTGCAATGCAGAGAAGTCTACCACATTAGGATCAGCCAACTTAGGCGAATAGTTAGTGAGGTAGGTATTCTCTACAAAACCACGCAGGATGGCTGTCGATGCCAATGTAGAACTGCGTGTAAAGTCTGCCATTGACAATCCATAAAACTCAAACGGAATATCAATAGGCACAATAGAAGCCATCGGGATTTCATCACAATCTTCTTCATAAAGAATATGAGATCCTGCTATAATAAAGTGTTTTAGCTCTGCAATGCCATCCCCATCACGGTCAACGTGCATCCAACATTCTGTAACCGCTACTTCACGGTTTGCTTCTAGGGGTGTGGTTTCTTGCTGCAAGGACCCTTGAGTGTACTCTTGTCCTGTAACTTGTTTACGTGCTGCAATGTCTTGAGAATATTTTAGACTACCTGACCACGTATCATCTCCAAGTTCATCCCAGGCATCAATGCTGTCAGCCATTTCAGGATAGTATTTACGGATCTCTGAGCGTGTCATTTCTGTCTGCATACCAACAAAAGATGCTGTATCAATACATGTAGCATCTCTAGCAATTCGGAAGTTTTCCGGCGGCACTAGCTCTATTTTAACACGAGATTTATTAATACGTTTTCGTATACGAACATCAACATACATAAGTTCTACGTTTTGTTCAGTTATAGAATCAGTTGATTGAAATTCATTTTCAAATTGCAAATCGCCAACAATCTCTACATCGTCTTCTGACAACAGTGTATCAAGATTTGATTGGCTAATCTTTTCGTATTCTTCAAATACGTAATCGTAATCTTCAACATAGCCCCAACGACATACTGCATTTTTCCAAAGCAATGCTGCTTTCATCCACTGTTGAAGAAGCTCCCATCCATTGTTCTTTTTAAACAAACAATAGTTAGTAATGTCTGAAGCGTCTTTTGCTGCTTGAATTGCAGCAGGGGAGCTATCCCAAGGCATAAACCTTGCTAGTCTTTTATTTGTAAGAAACAAATCAGAGAGTACAGCCGTATACGCTTCTACCACTTCTGTAGTAGAGGTATCTACAATAGTACTAACACCCTGTGGTGATAGGTGATAATCAGCAACACCAGCATACTCATAAGTCGCTTTTAGTCTTTCTCGTGCTAGTTCTGATGAGTTTAGCCAATCGCCAGTAGAGTTCTGAACACCAGACTCCACCATACTAATTAGCTGCTCATCACTAACAACTTCTTTGTAGCCAGCGGGTTCCATTAACGTTTCCCTCCGGTTCCAGAATAGATAGGCTTAGCCTTTTCTAAATCTTTAAGACTGTAAGAACCTGCCTTTGGCAAGGGTGCCTGGGGTTTCTTAGCGCCTTTTTGTTTATGTGTTTCTTGTACAAATCTAGACATTTTACCACTCCTGGGTTATTTACGATCTATGTCTTTTAACTTTTGCTGCAACCTTTTTAGGTTGTTTGCTAAATTGTTTTCCTGCTTTTGTAGCTTTTCTTTTAGCCCTAGTGGTAGCAGCGTGTTCTGCTGCTGAGAGACTTCCCACAGCTGAAGCTGGCATATAGCGCTCTCCAGTCGCAAGCGGCCCTTGAGTAGAAGGTTTACCACTTCGTGTGCGCCACTTCTGAGAAGTCCATTTGCTTAGGCTCTTTTGTGACGGTTTCTTTGCCATTAGTCGCGGTAGCCCCCACCTTTTGCTTTATATTGCTTAGCAAGCATCTGGGCTTTACGCGCCGACCATTGGCCTGGACGACCGCCTTTACTACTCGCCTTAATTCTATTAAACAAGTTTTTACGCATTGTCGGTTTTGTGTAGTTACCCGCTTCATTTACTGCCATACCTCTACTCCATAAAATGCTTTTTAATTATGTCTAGTTTTTCTTGCCATTTAGCCATACACCCAAGCTCATGTTCGATTGCTTGGATAATATCACTGTGCTCCCCAATACCTGTTGGGTTTCCTAGATACACCTCAATGTTGGCCTTGTGCTTAGCCACATGGCCTTCAGCGTGTTTCTTAACTGCATCTAACAATATGTCCTCCATAACTACCACTTGACCTTGTTGGCCCAATAGGCTGCACTCAAAGGTCCACGAGCAATGTTCTTAGCATGACGGGCTTTAAAAGACTTACGTTTCATCTTCATACGTTTGGATTCACCTGCTTTAGGTTTTCCAGCTGTGCTTGCACCCTTCTCTCCAAACCTAATTAGTTTTTCTTTGCCCCCAGACCTTGCTAGGACTGCGTGGGATTTTTTTGGGTGGTTTGGTGTACGTTTTGGTTTGTTGTAACCGGAGAAGCGTTCTCCTGACTTTTCGATTGACATTCCATTTCTCCATTTAAATAACGAACACTTTTCCACCACACAACAGGGCTTTTGTATTCTTTAGGTCTTCGTTTTCTTTTTGGTTGTATATACGGAATATGTACCATTTTTTAATCCATCCAAATAGTAATCTCTTATTTGATCAATTGTTCGTCCACATCCAATACAATACTTTTCTTTTTTATCTAATCTACAAACACCAACACATGGGCTACCCATTAGGTTGAAGCTCCGTTTAGTATTTTACATTCATATGTAATTGTTCCCCAACTACCGTCTTGTGGTAGTTCTTCATGTAATATTTTAAACTCTATACACTCTTGTCTATCTTCAAACCACTGTATGTCTTGTTTAACACAAGTAGTTTCTACACAAGCTGTAAGTAATAGTGACCATATCATTTATGTTCATGCCCCATCCAAATTCCGAAAACACCTGTCATAACACCCATGACCACTGACACAAAGGCTGACTGAGCACCAGTCGGTTCTGGTAAAGCCATGAACCATTCGGCACATCTCCAAGACATAAGAGTAGACATAAGCATCATAAATCTAGGAAGTATCTTCCATTTAAGAAATGTTTCTACTGACATGGGGGTCTCCATAAAATAAAGTGGTGGTATACCGCTGCGTACCACCGGACGCATGAGGACAACGCGGATCTCTTAGACCCTTAAGGTCTTTATGTTCTATAAGGGGTATATACTATAACCAGTTAACCTCAGCTTGTTCTACAGTAGACATCTTTTGTCTCCATGAGACATTTGAAGTCCCTAATCTGTCCCAATGTGTTCGTAATACTTCACAGCCTATAGCTAATGCAATAACTGAATCGTCATAACAATTAGGTGCAGCCTCTGTTTTACCTGTATCTGTAGATATATAGTCCTTAAGTTCCTTTATTATCTGCACAGAGGGTATAAGTATCTCTTCATTCTCTATAAGATTCTTTAGATTTGCTATAATAGCTGGTTTTGTAGCAGATGTAGTTCTAAACCCTAGCCTAACACCCTCTTCTGAAGACACATTAGCTATTTTAGTCTGCTTATATAGGTTTATGTAGCCTGTACTGTCTAATTTCTGCAGGGTAGCAATACCCATACTGTTAGATTCTACAGCTAATAGAGCATTATTGTAATATCGTCCTAGATAAAACAATACTTCTCCCCACATACTAGGGTCAATCTTATTGTTCCTATAGTGTGCTACAACTTCATACCGTTTATTTAACACAACAGCAGCAGAATAGTCTTGTCCCACACCTAATGCTACATCAGCAGCAACTACATAAGGCTCATTCCAATCAGGAAACTGGTATATGTACAAGGAACCTTCTCTGTTTTCATCAAACATTTTTGAGGCAGGGTCCCATTCAGACCTTCTCTCATATGACTGTGGTACTAATGCGTCCAAACGCTCCAAGTTGAAGACGTTAGATCCTGACATAATAAACGCTTCGTCAGCTGTTGAGGGGTACTCTTGTTTGAACTTGAGTTCTCCACCTTCTGCAATCTTGAGTTTTCTCCAGTAGAGTTGTCCGTTGTCGAGTCCGTATTTGTCTCGTAGTTTTTCTTCTTCAACTGTCAACTCCATGTTCTCTGGGGGTTCCCTAGTGTATTCTGGGGTTATATACCACGGTAGAAAAATAGGTAGGTATTCGTTCTCCCCCATCTCAGCACCCTTCCAGAGCCTATAGAACTCCCCCTGGGCGCCATTAGCAGTAGACTCCAGGATAACTTCAGTACCGTCAGCTTGTGAAATACCCTGGAAGAGACCTGCAAGGATCTTCTCATCATGTTGCCAAAAGGCTACCTCTGAGCAGTGTGCTATAGTCGGTGTAGTACCTCGACCAGCCTCTGGAGACCCCGCTGTATATAGTCGATAACTAGCAGTAGCTTCTTTATCAACCATAGCAGGACTGTTAATGATAATCTCTTTAGCATTACTACGAAGTTCTTTGGGAGCAAGATCACCTTCCATATTACGGATAAGGTTCTTCGACATAGCGAATAGAGCATCAGACGTAGCTGAATCATGCGCCATGACAACTGATCTCGCATAGGGAGTGTAGTAACTCTTCCAGAAGACTCGTCCAGCGCAATAGGTAGAGATACCTTGCTGCCTAGCTTTGAGTATAATTGCCCTAACTTTACCAGTAGCATTCTTTTGTTCCTCTAGTTTTTCTGTAATTATTCTTTGAGCTTCGTTAAACTTAAAAGGTACGAACCCCCTGGATACGTCCTTAGTGACGATCTGTATTTGTTCTTCTGCAAACCTAGTAAAGTCCTCTTGATATCCTTTAATCCTAGACCTTCTCTGCTTTTCCTTGAGTAGTTTAGCCAGTTCTTTCTTGTTCATGTGTCTTGTGTCCTCTTGGTTGCCTTTGAGTAAGCCTGATTAAAGCAACAATATATATAGGTACCCACATTACTTTCAGACCCCCTACGTAGCCCCAGACAAGCTGTGGCTTCATGGTGGTACCCCAAGTACTCTCAGAGGTCTTAGAGGCTCTCAGTGGGCTTCTATGCGCTGTTAAACGTCCTTTTAGTATCTATAAGGGGTATATAGGACTCATTACTAAGACTATTACCCGATTGGGAG